CGTTTGGATTATCGGTGAACTTGATTTGTAGGTTTAGTCTCATGCTCTTATCCTAGTAGGTTTTATGCTGCTGCGGTAGCTCTGGTTACAGCACCAGATACAGGCCATGAAACAGAAAGAGTAGCCAAGTCACCGACTGCACCAGCGAATGGCTGGTACTGGGTAACTAGGGCATCAAACTGATACTCAGGGTTTGTAGCGGTAACGGTTCCAGAGGTTGGTGCAATCTTGATTGCAACAGTTGAACCCAGTAGTGGGAACAACAATGCGTCAATAGATCCTGCACCGAAGTCTTGGTGGAAGTCAAGAGAAACAGATGCATCTTTTAGACCACCGATACGAGTACGGTAAGTGCTTCCAAATGCGGTTGTCTCAACTTCGTCAGTTGTGATGTCAAGGGTTACAGATGCAAGGCTGGTGCTGAGGTTAGCAGTGCCAACTGTGATTTTGTAATCCTGAGCGTAGAATTTAGCCACGATTTCTCCTAGTTTGCTATGACTGCTACCGAAAAGTCAGCAGCCAAGTATGTTGTGTCATTTAGTTGAATTGAACCAATAGAGTTCAATGAAGTTACTCGACAGTCGTAGGCTTTACCGCCAAGGCTCTTGTCTAACTCTATCGCATTTTTGACAGACTTTTCGCCTGTTGAGATGTACGAGTCTAACAAGCGTTGTGCTGTCCGTTCCGCTGATCTACCGACAACAACTGTAATGGTGAAATTGTAAGTCACAAGGCCCTTGCCGTAAGCCTGGTCGTAATCAACCGAATCCAAGCTGACAATCCCAACAGGCGGGTTAGGGTTATCTGGCATTTCGGCAGCAGTTCTAAGACCTGAGATGGTAGCTAGATTTGTAGCTAAGCCAGCTCTAATGTCTGTAATTGATGCCATTAGGAGAAGTTCCTCATAATGCGGTAAGGCATAACTAGCTGTTCTACATCTGGGTCAAGCGCACGGCCAACGCGGATAGCTCCAAGATCACCGAAACCTGCTACACCAAGAGGAGAGTCAAGACGCTTGTAAATTCTTGACGCCTGAATCACAGTAGCTTGCTTGATTGCGATTGGAACTGCTGACCAACCCCAAACGCCAGTCACACGAACTAGGGCTTGTTCTCCGAGCTTGTTGAATAACAAATCATCGGTAGAAAGGATGCTTGTGTAAGGAACCGAAAGTCCATCTATTCTTCCGTTTACTGGCTGTAGCTGGTAATCGGCTGCTGTCCAAGTAACATACTCGCTACCGATTTCATCGGTTGTCTTTAGCTCTGAAATGCTAATTAGGTCATCAATAATTGTCAGGTAAGAATCCTCGGCAACAAAGTTCCTAGTTGCGGTTCCTGCGTTGTAGAAGTATCTGTAGGTGTAGCCATCAATCAATCTAGAGGCTGATTCAATAGCCATCTCTAACAGGCTGTCGTCTACCGAATCTTGGATTCTGAGAGCAGCTTTTACATCTGAAAGTGCGGCATAGCCATTGGTAATTGCCATCTGGGTCCTTTGCTAAATCTAGGTCTAGTCTATCGCCTAAACAGCATACGCTCCTTGATGGCTGTAGAGCTGATGCCTTGTGTGTATGGAATGTAGCAAAGCCCAATGCCTCGGTCATCTAGCCAATCCTGGTCAAACGCCATTTGTGTATAGTAATCACGCCTAGCCCAGTCAGAACCAATAACCACAAGGTCAGGCATAACGCTTTCAATAGCTATTCGGCTATCTGGGCCACCTGAGTTCGGGATTACTCCGTCTACATACCTGCAAGCTAATAAAACATCTCTGCGATCTGCGTAGCTCAAAACTGGTGGTTTGCCTTTGTACTCTTGGATAAATTCATCGGTATTTAGAGATACAACGACACTTCCAAGCTCAGAACAGCGTTTTAGAAACTGAACATGCCCTGCGTGGAACAAATCAAAGGTTCCACCTGTATAAACTACTCCCAAGAGTTGCTTCTCCTTACTTTCAGGCTCCAGTTACCTTCCGAATAGTCATTTTGGGCTATTTTTGCGTCAAAAAGGGCCTGATTAGCCCTAAAACTAACCGAATTTTGACTTTGAAAGCCACTATTGAGCGTAGAACTGTTTTGATGATGAACTATTGCCTCTATGCGTTTGATTGATAACCCTGCGTTCCTAATTCTTCGCTCATAATCGTTGTCATCGAAGTAAAGAGGGTAAAAACGCTCGTCATACAGCCCTACTTCTTCCACAACCTTCTGACCAAGCACGATACAGGACCAGTCTGGGACAATGTGAGGAAAGCAGAGGCCGTCTGGGTCTGCATCTTGAGCAATAATTTCCAAAGCCCCTTCTGCAAACTCAGCATCATCATTTACAAGCACCCAGTATGGAGCGTGAGGCGTGGACTTCACTATCAAGTTCCAGGCTCCAACTAAACCCAAGCCAAATGGCACTCTAATCATCCATAGATTTTTTACTTTGTCTGGCTTGTTAGGTTGCCATTGATTAGTGCCAGAATTGTCCACAATAACTAAATGTTCTACTGGGTAGTCAATAGACCTAAGAAGCGCCTCGGCTAAATCAAATCTTTTGAGTGTGGCAAATCCTAGGACTGGGATCACTTCAACAGCTTCTTTAGAGCTGGTCGCCAGTGCTTATCCCACACGACATCGTGGTCGTATGCCTGAGCAAACTCAATAGCCTTGTCGGATTTGCCTTTTCCTCTTTCGTAGGCTTCTTCCAAAGCCTGCACGATTAGTGGAACTGAAGGAATAGTGAAGAACGAGCCTTGTGAGTTGTCGTACAAAGGCTGACCGCCTACTGTCCAGCCCTCGCCAACCAATTCAGCCGAAGCAGCAAAGTCAGATACGATTACTGGCACGCCACAGGCTTGAGCTTCTACTGTTGGAATACCGAACCCTTCTCCATAGCTTGTGGCAAGCATTACATCCCATGAGCTGTAGATTCCTGCTAGGTCTTCCTGGCTAATACCAAAGCGGTAGCTGACTGGATCTACAAAGACCATGTTGTCTTTTGGAATACCTAGAATCTCGCCAAGCCCCATTAGATTCCACCCATGAGGGCTAACTGGGTCTGTGTGGATGTAAAGAATTGCGTCTGGGTGCTTTTTGACAAAGATAGAGAAAGCCATAAGGTTTTCACCAAACGCTTTGCGGTGAATAATGCCACCCGACTTGTTAGCAGCGTTCATGCCAACTACAAAGCGGTCATTACCAAAGCCCATGTAATCTTCGATTGACTGACCAGCAATCTTCTCTTTACGATTGAAGATTTTTGTATCTATCGAGTGAGGAATGTAGATGGAATCTATACCCTTTGACTCCAACTCTTTCTGACCGAATTTTGACATAGCAAGTGGTGTGACATTCTCTTTTGCACTCCATTTAGCTACGGCTGGTGGAACTGGGCTGTGATCAATCGGTGTCCAGGATGCGACATTCAAACCATCCCAGCCTTTGCCTTGAAATACCCAAACATCGTAAAGGGTAATAATCAAGTCTGGTTGTTTTTCGTTTAGCGCTCGCCAGTGTTTGTGTCCCAAGATAGCTGAGTCGTTTGAGTAGACATCAGAGCCACGGGGATAAACAGGGACATCGCCATACTCAGTAGCAAACTCAGTCTTTATTCCTTCATTTCCATAATTGGAAATAGCGGCTACATCTGCGCCGTCTCTTTTTAGTCTTTGAATTAGTGCTTCAGAAGCGATGCCGTAGCCCGTAGGCTGTCCAGGCGAATTAGAGAATACTGAAACAGTCCCTTTTATTTTTGACATGTAGGTTGCCTTTCTTTGTCTCAGCATAGCAAAAGAAAGACCCCAAGCGAACCTACACGCTTGGGGTCTTTCAGCTTTTTAGCTAGGGTTTAGCTTGCGCCACCCTTGTACTTCACAACATGTGAAGCGTGGGTTAGGTTTCCGTCTACGCGCATGGTGACACGGAATGTGGTTACATCCTTGTCGAACGCGAAGTCACCAGACTGTGCAATCTGGATTCCACCTGCGGTGCGAACCTTGTAGCTAGGCATGTGTCCAAATCCTAGCGAGAAAGCGCCAGTTGCAACTGCGGCAACTGCTGGGTTCTCGTAGACTGGGTAGCCAAGTAGTGTAGCTGGCTGGTTCTGAGCATCGTTTCCACCGTCAGTCCAGCTG